GAGACGGCGAAGGCACGAATGGCACACGAGGCCGCCGTGGGCGCACTGATCTCGGAGGAACGGGAGACGCTTCGAAGCCTCGCACAAGAACGTGTGGCCTTGGAACAGCAGCTACTGAATCTACAGGGCGACCGGATCGCTGCCGACCGTCTTGGATTCGAGGAACGTATTGCCCAGGCCGATCTCTTGCTTCGCAAAGCGGGAGAGTCTGATGCGGCACGGGAGGCGAAACTAGCAGAGCTACGAACAGCACTGGAGGCAGGGGCTAGCTTTGAGGAGACGAAACGGGATGCAGAAGCGGCCCTATCCGAACTCGACTTGGCGCGCCAAGAGATCGAAGCCAGAACCCAAGCGGGACTGATGGCCCAGTTCACATCTGAAGAACAGATCCTAGCTCTGGAGATGGAACGGGTTGAGACGCTACGGGAACTCGCCGTATCCCTCGAGGCGGCCGCCATGGCAACTGGTGACCCGGAGAAGATCGCACAGGCAGTCGCGTTCGCTAGCTCGATCGACGAGATCGCCTATTCGGTGGAGGCATCTACAGACGCATTCGCCACGTTCAAGGCCACCGCTCTCGATGCCACAACGGATGCCCTAACGAACTTCCTAGAGACAGGTCTCGATGGCAGCAAGAATCTGAAAGAGAGCATGCGCGACATGGCCACGTCCGTGATCGCGTCCCTAAAGAAGCTGGCGGCCCAACTGCTGGCCACGGCACTGATGAAACGGATGGCCGGCTTCTTTGGAATGGGTGGTGAGGTAGGCGGCGGAGGCGACTTCATTGGGCCACCGGTGGCAGGCGGAGCAACGGGAGGATGGTTCCGGGGCATCGGAGGGATAGACAAGAACTTGGTCTGGCTCACAGATAAAGAGTTCGTGGTCCGTGCAGCTATCACACGCCAACCCGGTGTACTAGATCACCTACGAAAGCTGAACGAACATGGGATGCGAGGACTGATAAGCGAACCAACAGTGATGGCTCTACCCACAGTGGGCATGGCTGGTGGTGGGCTTGTTGGTGATAGCACAAACACGGGCGAGAATGTTGATGGGCGGCTAACTGTAGGACTAGAAGATGGTCTCGTCCTACGGGAGCTGGATACACCACAGGGAGCGCGGGTCATCGTCGAGCTAATGAACAAACACCGTCGAGCAGTCAAGGCCGCATTGGGGACCTGATATGTTTACAACCGGGACAGCCACGGACTACGTCGATCTCTTGGATCGTCTGAATACGTATCTGATCAGCAAGGGGTCCGCATTTGGGCTCACCTATTCGGGAATAGGGAACGGCACACTGACCGCCTATTCCGGTGGTGCGTCGTCGGTCGCCGAGACCTTTACCATCACAGCCACATCGCCGACATCTTTCACTGTTGTCGGCAGCACCACGGGCTCCATTGGTCCAGCCACCGTGGGTACTCCGTTCGCACATGCGACCATAGAGTTTCTTCTCACCGCAGGAGGGACAGCCTTCATTAGTGGGGACGAGTTCACGCTCTCAACGGCGCCGAAGTGGACTGCCCATCGCAAGGCGCTTGGTGCGGTCGTCCTAGCGACGGATGGGAATACCGGTCTGAATGGGGCGCAGAATCTCGTTGATGGAAAGAACGCGCTCTCCGATCGTTATTGGCAAGCTGGTCCATACACCGACCCTCAAAACGTCGAGTTCACATTCTTCGAGGTGGAGACAATCGCAAGCTATCAAATCTCGGCGTTTTCAACCTACAATCTAAGTTGGATGCCCGTGGCATGGACACTTCAGTATTGGACGGGTTCGGCATGGTCGGATCTCGATACACAATCAGGCCAATATAATTGGGGCGCCACGGAGCTTCGGACTTTCACTGTGAGCTCACCCGTGTCGGCGACACGCTATCGTCTACATCTAACCCAATTCGGAGTTACCAACTATGTGAGAATGGGCGGGGTCCGCTTGCTCCGGTCAGATGGTGTGGACGCGGCGTTTTCACAGACGATTTGGGAGGCGCCCGGGAACGACGGCGACTCCGAGATCCTCGTTGGCGTTCACGGATTCGAGCGGCAAGACGCCGACTACTACAACTGGGAAGTAGCATCCTTCGACGCATACCAAGCGACTTCTCTCTGGAGGGAACAGGCTGGCCACCACGGAGAACTATACATACCGCTCTGGGACAACACGATTCCATATTGGTTCATCGTAGATGGCCGGCGCGTGATCGTCGTTGCGAAGCTGAACACACAGTACGAGGTGGCGTACCTTGGTCTTCTGTCACCGTTCTTCTCACCGGAACAGTGGCCGTATCCAATCGCCCTTGGAGGATCAATGGCGTTTGGTCCCACACGACCCGCTTGGAACTCAACGGACTGGCGCTGGTCTAATGCGACCATCAACCACCACGCCTTCACACACTCGGACCACGGGGTTGGAGCAATCACGGAACCCGAATGGACTCAGATGCGGGCTCGTGATCTCAGCGGGGAGTGGCTCGGATTCACGACAGGCGCAGTCATTGGCCGTGCTATCATGTGGCCATATGTCTCAGGTCTATCGCTCTTGGATCAGAACATCGACGGGAGCTACACGCACTGGCCGATCATGTTGAACACACCCACACCAAACACTATTGGCGAGCTATCAGGAGTGGATTGCGTCTCAGGACAAGGCCTCACTGCCGAGACCCTGATACGAGACGGAGAGATCGACTGGATGGCCCTTCACGACATCTTCCGTACAGACAGAGACGACTTCTTCGCCATAGCATTGGACTAGATCATGGCCGCCGATTATCAGACAGGGATCAGTTCTTCACCAACGAATCTACTACAGACCTTCGTCTCTTGGCTGACCGCTCAGGGTTGGACTATTGATCTGTCGGCCGCCGATGGTAGCGGTTGGAGGGCACACGCCCACAAGAGTGGCCTCTACGTGAATCTCCGGGCCGCTATGGACGAGAAGATCTGGCCCTACAACGGGAGCTACCACGACAAGGGCGACGGTGGTTACGGCATCGGTCTCTATCTGGGTGACGGTTACAGCGGAGGGAGTGCGTGGTACGAGCAAAGCGGTCGCCCTGTACGTCAGGGGGATAGCTCAACACTCGGGTGTGGCGCCAACCTACCCTCTGGTTCCGTCGCTGGCTACCATTTCTTCGATGACGGCGATGATCACATCATCGTTGTTGTCGAACGCTCGCCCGCCATATTCTGTTTCTTCGGCTGGGGCCCCGCCCTGGCTGCCGCTGGCCAACCCGAGGACTTCCCATACTTCTTCGGTAGCTCTGGAGCAATCCTAAACACACTCGACCTCGATCCCGGTGCTGATCGTGGAGGCATCAACGTATCCGCCTACCCACCAATGTCGCCTGCGGATCAGGAAGTATCTAGCTACACCGGTTCAACTGAGCGTCTCCACACAACGGCGCTGGTTAGAGTTGATGCGGCGACCTTCTCGGGACGGTGGGTAGTCAATTGCAAGGACGCGATTGCTGGTTACGGATACAGCGGTCGCCGGATGCGTTGTGCAGTGAACGTTGGCCCTGTTGGTATGGCCCTTCCCTTCCCCAACTACTCCCATCTCGAGGATCGAAGTCATCAAACAGCCTTCGCTGGCGCACTACTGATCCCAATGCACTGCTACGTCTTGACCGATCCGGGCGCACGTTGGGCGCCGATAGGATACCCACCGTCCTTCTTCTGGTGCGAGGCTGTCGGACACGGGTATGCGTCCGGTGGTATCTATCAGGTTGGCGGTCTCGACTACATGCTCTTTCCGTATTTCGCTGTGAGGAAGGGGGCATGAGTTGGCTACCGGCATCGCTGCCCCGACAGCACTACCTCTCAATGTAGTTGGCGTCTCACTCCTCGCCGACGCGAATCTCCCAACCCCAACAGACCCTGCGTGGAGTATTGTAGCCCGAGGCTCCTCGGGGGCTCTTGATACGCTCGCCGACCCACGCCCAGATGCCCAAGAGGTACTTGGACAACTGAGTCCCAACCACGGTCTGGCCGTTTACAATCGCATTCACGTGATCCCACGCAGCTACGATCTCGGCGCCGTCATATCAGAGCAGGAGATCGAAGTCGAAGTCTGGAACGCCTATCTCACCCGAGCGAAGACGCTTGATGAGATCACAATAACGGGACCCACCGGCATCACGGTCGTCGACCACCTAGGGTTGCCCGCCAACATTGCAGCCACCGAATCAGAGGTGTTTGTTGTTCAGATCTCCGCAGAAGGGGCACCGCAGATCGACAACGTTGTCACGTGGGTCTTTCTTGACGTCGAGGAGACTGGGACCACCCTATGGCTCGTTGGCTTCCGGCTGATCCCGTTCCCGTTCGAACCGAACATGGGCCAACCAGTCACAGAGACGTTCGGGTATCTCACCAACGTCATAACGGCTTTCAGCAGTATGGAACAACGAGTACAACTCCGAGAGGTCCCTATTGGCACGATCAGCTACGCTGTTGTACTCAACGATACACGGACAGCACAGATGGCGGGGGCGATGCTATTTGGCAACCAGACGCGAGCATTTGGGGTCGCCCGGTGGCCGTTCCGAGAGACCGTGACACAGGCGGTTGCAGTTGATGATCTGAATGTCTATTGCATTACAGACAACGTACCATTCGTCGTTGGTGGGTTGGTCATGCTCTGGACTGATCCGTTCACATGGGAGGTCCAGACCATCGAGTCGATCGCGGCCGATCATCTGGTGTTGACAACAGGCGTCCGTGCCACATGGGCAGCCGTCGCCACAACGGTGGTGCCTATGGTTGTGGGGCGGCTTTCTAACAGCGAGACGATCACGTGGGAATCTCTCAAGATCGCCTCACAGAAACCGACGTTCGACATTGACGGGTACACACCATGACCTATCTGGACTACGACGTTCTCGAGTTGGATTATGACCGCATCGGTAGTATCGCCGAGCAACTGGAACGGAAGTTCGTGTTGCTCGATGGTAAGACGGGCAAACGAACCGCCGACGAACACTCACCAAGCCCCACAGCGAAACGACCATTCACATGGACGGCCATTGGGCGTGATGAGATCACAACGATGCGGGCGTTCTTGGAGGCACGGAAGGGTATGGCGGTCCCCTTCTGGTTGCCGAGCTTTCAGTGGGACCTCACCGTGGCCGAAGATCTCCTAACCGACCAAGCAACCGTGGTGATCGACTGGGTTCGCTACACGCAACAGATGTGGGGCACCACTGGCGCTCGTCGCCACATAGCCCTCTGGACAGTCGGCCAGGGCAACATGGATTACTACCAGATCTCGGATGCGGACGACCCCGGCAATTACGAGACAGAGAGCCTTGGTGTCAGTCCTGTGCTCGTGCGAGACTACGCGATGGCGACAACAGTGGTCTCGTTCCTAAAGCTCTGTCGTTTGGAAACAGACCGCGTCACGATCGAATACCTGAGCGGGAATGTGGCGCAGGCGACCATCCGTGTGAAAGAACTACCTTTGGAGGCCCCCGCATGAGCTATGGCGACCGCGAAACCCAACGCTACTCAGGGCAACCCATCGAAGGGGTGCGGTTTGTGCAGGGCAAAAATAGCTGGCTCTACACATCGGCGGACCGCGAGATCACGTTGCCGATTGGGACGTTCATCCCCGAGCCAATCAATCGTACAGGACTCTCGCAGTCTAAGGAGGACAGTGGCGAAAAGATGGAGTTCACGGTTGGCGTGACCAACCCGGTCGCCGCGCTCTTTATTGGTGACGTACCATCATCGTCCGTGTGGGTCACAGCATATAGAGCCCACCGTGGAGACGAGGCAGATACCATCACCATATTCACCGGCAGGATCACCAGTGCACGCTTCAAAGAATCGGAGGCGGTACTTGTGGGAACCAGCACAGCCACATTGATGCTCAGGGCTGTGCCGGTGCAGCAGATGCAGACGCCCTGCAACCACGTACTCTATTCGGCAGGCTGCGGTGTCAATCCCACGGCCTGTCGCGACTCTGTGAGTATCACCACCGTGGATGGTGTCACGGTTACCTCTAATGATTTCGCGCTACAGACGGATCAATGGTTCCGTGGTGGTAGACTGGAAGCACCATCAGGCGAGACTCGCTTCATCGTAGATCATATTGGCGACACGGTCACCCTGATCTCCCCCTTGCCGGGTCTCACCTCGCTAGACACAGTCTGGGCCTACTGGGGTTGTGATCACCTCGAGGCTACATGCGAATCGAAGTTTGATCAGCTGGACAACCATCTTGGATGGTCCAGACTTCCGGGACGCAACCCATTCACGGGGAGGATTGACTAACTATGTTATGGTGGGTCGCCCTTCTCTGGCAAATCGGCCTAACAATAGCCTACGATCTGATTCGGCCAAAACCCAGTTTCGATAGTCCGGAGCCCGCGGGCATTGGAGGTTTCAAGTTCCCGACCATTGGTGAGGGACGCGTGATTCCGCTTCTGTGGGGGACATGCAAGATCCCCGGTCCTATGGTCACGTGGTATGGCGACCTAGAAGTTGTAGCTATGAAGGAATGGATACAGACTGGCCTGTTCACCGGGCAGCATGTCACGACACACTACCGCTATTATCTCGGGATGCAACTCACCCTATGCTCTGGCGAGATCGACGAGGTCATTGAGATTCGGTTCGATGACAAGGTCCCCGGAGGGACATCCATCACCCCCGGAACCCACTACAGTACGGTAAGCATTGATGCAATGGATCTCTTCGGCGGGGACGATCAAGACGGCGGCGTAGCTGGTACGGTGCGTGTCTATCATGGGACGACAACGCAAGACGCAGATGATTACCTAGAAAATCAACTCGGAGTGGATCTCCCCGCATGGCGTGGCATCTGCTACGCCATGTTCGACCACGTGTATCTGGGGACCAGTCCCTACATCAAAGAAGTCTCTCTCGTCGTACGGCGCTGTCCCAACTCCTTGGGGTTGAGTGGTGGGGCCGAGAACATAGCCGGGGATGCGAATCCAGCCGCGATGATCTATGATCTCTTGACTAGCTCACCGAGTAGGAACGGGCTTGGCATCCCCGCCGGCAACATCGACGTAGACGCCTTTCGGACGGTCGGTGCCACCTTGGCCACCGAGGGTCTAGGTCTCTCGATGATCCAAGATAGGGCAACACCGGGGAAGGATCTGGTCTTCGAGATCCTACGCCACTTCGATGGCATCATCTACGTCGAACCAACCACGGGACTGCTCACACTTACACTGGTTCGGCAAGATTACGTTCTAGACGATCTACCGGTTCTAGACGAGAACAACTGCACCCTCACAGGGTTTGCTCGATCCTCATGGGGTGAGATCAAGAATCAGGTACGCGTGTCATACATCGACCGGGCAGACGGCTTTACCGAGAAGACTGTCCAAGCACAGGATCTAGCAGCGATCGAAGCAACCGGTGGTGAGGTCTCTACCCAAGATTTCAAACTCCGTGGATACTCGAATGCCGAGAACGCCCAGGCCGCCGCGTCTCGCGCCATTGCCGGCCTAGCCTATCCGTTGGCAACCCAGCAGATCAATGCGGACCGCTCCGTGTGGGCGTTCCGTCCCGGCACTCCCTTCAAGCTCAACTGGCCGAAGCTTGGAATCTCGGGCTTGGTTTGTCGTGTCATGTCCATCGCATCGGGAGAGTTGCTCGCCGGGAGGATCAATTTCGATTCCGCAGAGGACGTCTTCGCTGTTGATTGGCTAGCCTACACACCGCCGGATGAATCGGGTTGGAGTGACCCGGCAGATCTCCTCGTCCCCGCGCTCACAGATCAGGCGGCATTGCTTGGGCCATACGAAGCTGTCAAGTTGCTATCCGCTCCAACAGGAGGACAACAAGCGGTGCTGATAGCATCGCGTGGAAGCGGTGGGATCTCCAAGGGATTCAATGCGATCATCGACACAACCTCGAAACGGATTCCATACTTCACCCCTTCTGGGACCTTGAAATCTGCGATCAGTGAGACTACAACCACGATCACTCTAGACATGGGCCCCGACTCCGTCTTGTTGCTCTCCCAGAACGATCCCGATTACGAGGCTGGTGCCAATGTCGCGTGGATGATCAATGGGGACGACCTGGAGGAGTTCATAGCGTTCCAGACGGTCTCTATCGACGAGGTGCTTGGGGAGATCACCCTAACCGTGCTCGCTCGTGGCTGTCTCGACACGGCGCCAACCGCATTTGATGCTGATACCCGGATCTGGTTCATGTCCTACGGCAACACGGTTGTCAATGTGGATGGGAGCGGCCTCACCACGATCACATTCCAACCGTACAACAACATTGGTGGCCTCGCCCTGGGCTCATGCGACGACTCGACAGTGACCGCGATTTCGCCGGCCCGACGTGCTCGCGTCTACTGCCCCACCGACGTGCGTTTCAACGCTGCTAGTTATCCAGTGAGTATCAGTGGTGAGTTGACCGTCTCATGGGAGCATAGGAACCGACTTGGCGATTGGAGCTACGGCGATTCTGGTGAGACTAGCGACCCAGAGGAGGACACGGAGTACGATGTCTTTGTGTACGGTGAGCTAGACACGCTGGTACACACCGAAGTCGGGGTCACCGGGAAGACGTGGACGTATCTGGAGGAGGACGAGATCGCCGAATCCGGTTTGGGTCGTCTCAACAACCACCTACGCATTGTGATCATGACCCTCGGGGATAATCGCGCACATGGTGCCATACGCGTGATAGAATGGGAGTTTGATCGCGTCTAGCCTATCCGTGATGGGAGGGCGACCAGACGAGCCACTTGTGGCCACTGTGACATGCAAGCGCGTATTGGGGTGTGGATATGGAGACGGGCTCTAGTCGCTACGACAGGCGACGTATGGGGTCCGTTTTCTCATGGGTTCCAGTTTTCGCTTGCCTGAACTGTCGTTCGGGTGGCAAAGTGACATTGACAATCATAAGTGCTCCAGATGGAGGGTAGAACGGTGCCGGGATCGCACTCGTTTTGCAGGCGATCGTTACCACGTTGGAATACCACGTTCGGCCAGTGGGTCGCTGAGGTCAGCGTACCCGTAATCGTGTCCGCGCTTCACCCTGATCCCGCCCTTCGTGTCACCACGACTTGCGTCTACCAATGGCTACGAGGTCACCAACCACGACCCGCCCGCGCACGTGCCCTTGTACAGATGTCGGACGGACGCCTAACCATGGACACGATCTACGATCATCCCCGCGAGCTAGCGGAGCTACGGTCACGGGAATCCGGTGCCGATAGCGACGGGGGTCATCGAGACCCATGAAAATCAACGTCAAATTCGATAGCACGGAGCTGCTACGCCGTCTGCCCAAGGGCTACAAGCGATTAGCGTATGCCTCGGTCAATGCGATCAACAAGACCCTGAAACGTATCCAGAAGAAGGAGCGGGAGCGCGTCGACGCCGAGTTCACACTGCGTCGACGCGATTTCATGCTGCGAGAGGCAGCCAAGATCAAGCCCTTCGCGTCAGTGAAGCAGGCACGGGCGTTCGGTGAAGTGGCTGTTGGCGATAAGAAACGGTTGCTGCTCTCGACCTTTGAGAAGGGCGGCGTCCGTCGCCCGGTCACTCCCGGCGCAACGTATGTGGCCATGCCTGTGATCGGAGGACCAGCACGACCAACGTTCCGTAGCAAGGTGCCACCAGAGCTCTACATGAGCCGTCTCAAGTTCGCTCGTACGAAGACGGGGAAGCGCCGTGTTGGTGTCACTCGAACTGGGACCTATCTCATACCGGAGGTTGGCATCTTCCAACGTGTCGGGCAGGAGGAGTCACGCATGGTCTACTTCTTCATGCGGAGTGGTGCGCGAATCGCGGCCCGACTACACTTCTTACGGACAGCGAGGAAGATCACCGACCGATGGTTCCGTGAGGAGTTCCAACGTGAGGTTGTCAAGGCTATCACCCGTGCGAGATGAGGAGGCGGCAGGCGCATCCCTGTAGTGTAGTCACGCCCGACGTCACATCACCCACACGTCGGACGAGGAGCTGGGTGAACTAGCACAGGAGGTAGTGGATGACGACAAGCGAATTCGTCCGGTCTTCGATTGCCGCTGGCGTATTGATGGGTACGGTGAAAGCACGAGCCCTAGATGGCGATACGATCACCGTGCTGGTGGTCAACCGAGATGGTAGCGAGGTTGTGACCGACGACTACGGACTAACGCTCGACACCCTGTGTGGCGGCATCGACGTGAACAGGGTTATTGATTCGATCAGTGGAAAGCGCGCCGAATTCGTTGGTGCGGAGGATACGACAACCGGCAGACTGCTCTGCCGGTTGTGCCATTTGGAGCAGACGGCGCCCTTCGCACAACGCTTTGACGTGCTCACAGCTAGGGAACTAGAACGTGCTGTGAATGCGACTGGACAGGAGCACTGTGACCTCTGTGGGAGGAGCTTGGCATGAAGCTAACGAGAGACTACGTCATCCATACGCGGACCGGAATTGGTCACTGCTTCCTTGGTCCACAGAACGCTTGTGGACGTCTCCTCTACAACTGTCCAGACTTGGTTCCCATAAGCCCCCAGCGTGCGCTGGGACTCCAGATACAAGGGCGGTTCTGCAAACGCTGCCGGAAGGTTCTGGACCGGGACGACCGCATCACATTGTTGGAACAGTATGCGCGAGATGGTGCGGGTGATAGATCATGACTGAGTGTGGATTTGCGATTCTAGGCGGACCCCATACCGGCAAGAACGAGAACCCGACCTGCTACGCGAGGACTACTCAACGTGGGAAGTATGTTCGCTACACCAAAGCGCGTGTTGGCAAGAAGGGCAAGCTACTCCCACGCCGTCTCACACACTGGGCGCGGCATCAGGACTACGTTGACCATGTACGAGCAGCCGCGACACGTGCCGGTATCCGACCTCAACTTATGGACGAGATCTGGCCAATGCTTCGCGCGGGCGAGGCCAAGGTGATCGTTGACGTGCTCGTACAATTTCGCGGCAAACGACATGCAGATGCGGACCACGTCGCTAGCACGATCGCTGATGCGCTATTCCCGGCCGCGCCAAGGAAGCAACCCGTCCCATCCTCACGCCGGCGTTCTTATCAGCCCGTGTGGGGGTTTGATCTGCTCAAGCACTCCCCCGGTGATGGTCTTGTCCTCGCCAGGGTGTTGGACTTTCGGGATGAGGCAGAGTTCGCCTTCGTTGCAGTGAACATACACGGTCCATACCCACGTGATGCGTGGTTGGAGGGGAATCCCGTGAAGCGATTTCCTGCTGTCATCTTCAAGACCGTAGACCCACTAGACGAGACATCTCGTCGCATCGGAGGGGGTTCCAATGCCGACTTACCCAAGGACGGTGACTGATTAGGGGATCTCGATGACCAACCTCGAATACGTAACGCCGTTCCACTGGTCGTCTGTGTCAACACGCGTAGTGGGAGCGCGATTGACCAACCGTCTCGACCTTACAACGGCACGAGCTCTCGAGATCCCCAGGGCAACTTCCGGTCCCCGGCGCTACGGCAAGGCTGCATGTGCTGCCCCGAGAGGGGTTTGTATTCCTGCCAAACGGCCAACCGGGGACCGGATCTATTGGAGGTCAAGATGTTAACCGCTCTATTCTGCATCATCGTACTCGCGTTTCTGATAGAGCTATGTGTCTGTATGGCGCCTGCTCGATGCGCCAAGAAGGAGGCTGGTATGTTAGGCATGATCATGGTTGATCTTGAGAACCGTGTGCGTGTGGAGAAAGCTGTCGAGGACATTCTGTTGCAGCCCGGTTCCCACGACACACTGGAGGAGCTTGGCGCGTCCTCCATACGAATCGTCTCAGAGGTCCTACGACGACTCAACATCAATGGGATGGCTGGCACGGGTACGGTTGCTGCCAACGTTGGCCCCATCACATTTGGGACGTATGTCGTACCGGACAACCCGTACACACCAACCCTTGGTGAACGTATTGCCTTCCTTGGGAGTCCAGTCCTACAACGCCCGCCGACACGCACAGAGATCCATGCGATGGTTGATGCCGAGAAGCTAGTGCGCGTCTGTCCTAACTGCGGTAAGACCCTTGGCGAGGAGGTAGACGGTGCGTGAGTTCCTTGGGTTGTTCTTGGCGGCGGTATTCATCCTTGGCGCTGGTGCTGCGATCTTCTCTGCGATCCGACACGCACAGAGATTCAGGGGGGGAGTGTGTCCACCCAACCCCCCTCCACGTCCCCCCTCTCGACCCGTGGAAGTGTCTGGATCTGGTACGACTCTAGCCCTTGACCGCGTCCAACGTAGAGGGCTCGATACAATGGTGGCAGAGATGCTAATGCAGACAACCCCTATCGAGACCATGGCACGGGTTCATCATGTCGCGGCACGTATCGTCTCTTGCTTGCTACAGCGTCTCGATGTGAATGCAATCGTTGGGACGGGAACCGTGAGAGGCTCCGAGGAGGGCCGTCCATGGGACACACCAGACATACATACTCTCGTGATCAGGGTTGATGATGACTACCTCCCGGCGAAGGACGAGACGATTGCCTTCTTCGGCGTGGCCAAAGAGATCGCCCGACCAACACTCGAGGAGCTACGGGCACGTGTGGCCCTCGCGCACCCCCCCCCCGTCTGTCCCGACTGTGGGGGTATCATGCACAAGGAAGACGATGTAGACCCCGAGGGCATCTGGTTTGTATCGTGGCGATGTGATTGTCTATGGACTCCAACAGAGGGAGGATAGGATGGCTACAACAAAGCGAGCGCGTCGTGTAATCCCAATGTTCACCGTGGTGGAGTTGCTTGGCTTGAAGGTGTTGTTGTCTGCATTAGACGTTGGTGGCTGGCTAGACAGCACGTCGCACATCATCCCTCGTGGGGCCCGGACTGCGGTTCGTCGTGTCCTAGGAAAGCTTGAGGCGTATAAGTTCGATCCCGATTCATAGGGTGGGACTGAACCACGGGTCCTCCCGGGAGG